CTTGATACCTCTCTTGCGCATCTCGTCTTTACTTTCTATTTTTATTTTACCACTAGAAGTATATTTATATAAGGGGGAAGCTAACTCGGCTTCTAATTCATCATCAATGGGTAATCTACAATCTCTGTGCGCCAACCAATCTTTGATTGCAAACCACAGCTCCGCACGCAAGTTTAAATAATTTTTCTTAGTCGCTGGTGCTTCGGCAACATTCACGCCACGCACAGGCAAGTTCTGCTCGGCGAGTCTATCGACTACGCCTGCGCCCAAACCAATAACATCAACTAATATTTCTTGTGGGCGTTCAATCGCAGTAGCATCATCGTATCTATTTTTTATCACCCCACAAAATTGCATAAGATCCATAGAAGGGAATGATTGTATTTCAATGACATGGTTTCCTTGACGCACGCATAGGGCGGAACTATCGCCGCCAAATCTGGCGACATCAACTCCCCAAATGATAGGCTCGCTTGCGGCCAGAGAGACATCTCTGTCAACTGCGCTTTTAATTAGTTCCATTGGTATAACGGTATCATCGTCTGCGGATGGGAACTCGCCCATCACCTCCACGCGCGCAACGGTAGAATCTTCGCCGTACTGCTCAATCATCTTAGTGAAGAGTTCCTTGTCCGTGCCTTCTACCGTGCGTGAGTCTATCTGCTCGTTTTTCCAGAAGGATTTTGCGCTGTGGAAAGAATCGTAGAACGGCCCTTGATTCCTGCGTGGGTTGGAGAAAGTAAACCAAAAACGGTTAGGCGTGGGTTCGGAGAAGAATCCCTCGCTGACTGAATAAATGGGAGAAGGAATACCAGATGCTTCATCCATAATCAGGCATACGCCATAAGATGAATGGATGCCTGCAAACGCATCTGGATTTTCCTCACTCCATAACTGTGCTTGGGCGTAATAATAACCAGTATCTATCTTTAAATCTCGCTCTAACGCTTCATCAAACCATGCAGCTGGTTTTATGGTTGTGGCAGTCTTTGACCACCAATGAGAATTAATAGATAGCGTGAGCCATTTACCTAGCTCTGCCCATGTTCTACTTCTTAACTGTTGTTCGGTGTTAGCAGTAACAATTACTGTTGATCCTAATCTAGTTGATAACATCCAAAGAATAATCCAAGCAACCAAAGCTGATTTACCAATACCACGACCTGAGGCAACTGCCATTCTAAACATCTCTGGTAAATCCTTAACACCATTACGCTGAATGTGTATTGTCATTTCTCGCAAAATTTTTTCCTGCCACTTCCTTGGTCCTTTAAAATCTTCGAGGGGGGTGTCCTTCATTCCCCATGGGAAGGCAAATTTGACAAAGTTTAATGGATTATCTTTGATTACAGGTGACCATAGTTCGGTCATCAATAGCTTTTCTTCTTCTGGTTTATACTTCATTTAAAATACCTACAAAAAATTATTCCACAATGTATATATATACACACCACCCACGAAAACGCAAAGGGGGGGGTAAAATCTATTTCCTATCATATTTATATAACAGCACACGCGAACGCATGAATGGGGCTATCTGTTCTATTAGTACGCATACGCAATAACGCACAACTATTGTGCATATATGCACGCTTGCTCGCGTGCTTGCTGGCGTTAGTCTTTAGCATCTTTTAAGTTTAGCGTTTCTGGTTCTATTGTTTCGCCGTTTATTATTCTGGCGCTTGCGTGCGTGAGTGCGTCTTTTAGATTTATATTTGTTTCTACTTGTTGAATGTCCGCCCAATCATTGCCAGCTTGCTTGCCTTTATTCTTTAAGAAGAAGATCTGCGCGCTAACGCTAGGCTCTTTACCATGTAAACCAACAGCTGATCTATAAAGAGCATTAGATACTTCTTCAATGCTTTTCATTTTTCCACGCCTTATATATTCCGCAATTTCAGGATATTCTTTCTTTCTTCTTAATAATGTATCTGGACTACAACCTAAACACGCTTGACAAATTGCTTCTTCAGAAAATCCTAAACCAGCTAATCTTTGAGCTTCTTGTAGTTGTTCCTCAGTAAACATTATCTTTTTTGGCCCTGGTTTTTTTCTTTTTTTGATTTCACTCATAAGCTAGATTTTACTTTATAAATGCTATTTTGCGGACTATTTATTAAATTAATTCAAATTATTTGCGTTTAAGTGTTGATATTTGCGTAGAAAGGAGTATATTAATAATTACTAGATTTAATTATCTAGCATTTACGGAGTAAAAAACTATGAGTAATAATTTAACATCATATCTATCTGGCGGTGTTGAAAAACATACAGACGGATCATTTACTATTTATGGATACATAGAAAATAAAAACGGTGATGAAGTTGCCATGCATAAAATTAGATACTTTGATTATCCAATTAGCGATGCAAGAAAGATGTTTAAAATAGATCTTAATGATTTAAGAACATTGTTAGAGGAAAACAACATCTTGACCAATGATGCATATATAAGATTTGGTCATACCATATAATTTAATTAAACCCCAACCACCTAAGCCACTCTTTTGTGGCTTTTCGTGGTAGAAGCCTGGCAATAATGCGAAGCGATACGGAGGAAAAAACTATGGAACAATTAAAAAAATACACACAATCAGAAATTGAAAGACTTGCCTTAAAAGGTCTTGAATATGAAGAGCAACAGAAAAAATATTCCTTATGGCATATATCTAGACAATTAATCTCTGATTTAGAAGATGTTAAAAAAGAAATATTAGAAGATGCATATCCAGAAGATAGAATTTCAGAGTATGTGGATTCTAGTATCTCTGTTTATACCTATGACCAATATATGATTTATGCAAATAATTATACAGATCTTGATATTGAGGGAACTGATATAGAAGATATCCAAGGTGCTATTGTTTATGCAATTTATGAATATTTAAGTTCAGAAGCACACTCTTGGTTATCTAAGCAAAAAGAAAAGGTGGCCTAATGAAATACCAGATAATAATAAATAACGGAACTCTTAAAGGTTTTATAGCCTTTAAGGGATCATGTCTTGCAACCATGCAAGATAAATATAAACGCCTAGAACAACAAGGGCATAAATTAAAACTTATAAGGGGTAAATAGTGAAAACAACTAATTATTTATTTATATATACAACTAAAGATGCAAAGATTAAAAGATACGAGGTTAAATGCTTGTTTAAAAAAGATGCATACCTTAATTTTTTTAGAGATGTAAAAGCAAAAAATGTAATAGATTTTGAGATACATAGACAAGACGAGGGAGGAACTATCTAATGGAAATCAAATTAAATACTTGGGATATAAACGAAGCAATACAAGATTATTTAAAAAAGAAATATAAACTTGATATTGATATAACCAATGACTTGGAAATGTATCCATGCCTTGAATACACCGTGCGTAAATATGATTATAAGAAGTTTAAAAACGGTAAATATAAAACCGATAAAGACGGCTATAAAATTATTGATGATAATACAATCAAGTATGAAACCGAGTACGCGGAAATAACCGAAGATTCAAAAATAAGTTTTTATATTTATTAGGTTACACAATGACAGAGCAAGATCGAAACGCCTTAAAGAAACTTAAAAGAAAATACCCAGAACTATCACGAGTGGGTAACAACAACAAACAAGTAGACCAAAGACGACAGAAAATAATGATGTCAACCGAGGACTATGAACTATATTTAAAACTAACTAACCAAAAAGGGGGAAATGATGAGTAAATTAACAACACAAGAAGTGGAAAAACTAAACCAAGAATATGATAACGAGCAACTAAAACCTAAATATATTGATGCAAGATATAACGCACATCTTACATGGGATTTAGAGGAACTTGGCATAGACTGGGATGAAGTAGAAGATTGGAGTATACAACGCATTACCTTAACTGTTTACTTCAAAGACGGAACTGAAAAGGAATATGAAAACTGGGATGCCTTTGATAATGTAGATTATAAACACGGACTAGAGGAAGTTTTAGTATTAAACAAAGACTTTGAAAAAGTAGAGGGCGAAAACTAATGGATATTCAACTATTACCAATATTGATTTTTATAGCGTTATGTCTATACGCAACAGCTCTAATCATAAACGATAGCAATAACAGAAAATGATTTTTTCAATAAACATAAACGGCAATATTATTGATTGGT